CCATAAGTTACTTCTTTAGGTTTGTCTAAGAAATGATACATTAAACTCTGCACTAGACGCTGAAGAACATAATCCCTGTAATTTATCCCCAGTTTCTAATGTTATCTTTGTGTTTATTTCAATAGTTGTGCCGAATGGTAGTGAAACATCATTTAAAATATGTCTTAAACTACCACCAGATTTTGTAACACTTAGATCGACTGTTACATCAGCACTTGAAGAATTAACATTTGATAACAATATACCAATAACAGTTTCAGTAGTTGCAGAAGGCACAGCATCAACAATATCACCTGCTGATGTGCCTAAAACTCCTTGTACTGAATGTAAAGTATCTGCCATATTTATTCCTTTCTAGCTTAGAGCTAATACTAATCCTAATGATACACCTGCACTTGCACTTGCAGGATATAAACTAAGTTTTCCATTACCACCCATACCTGCATGATTAGAACAATAATAATACAAAGTTTCAATAGTTGATCCTGTTGCTGTTGCAGTTCCCATTGTTTCTGGTGTAATTTCTATCTGAACATAAGCTCCTGTATTACCACCAGAGCTATTTGTTGTTACATTAGTTGTAAATTCAGAGCCACTTGAATGGTTACCATCTTGTGTTGTTGAAAATTTAAAATTATGACCTGACAAAGAAGAATCTGAAATATCAAATCTTACTTTCATGCCGAATGAAACATCTAAAGCTGGTGTTTTTGTTCCTGATCCTGTATCTGATCCTGACAACATGTAGAATACATTTTGACTACCAGATCCATCATCTGCAACTTTTACTGTTACATTTGTGATAAGTGCAGTAACACTAGCCAAATCGGCAATCGTTTGTGCTGTTGCTTTTTTAAGATTATTGCTATCAGATATATCTCCAAAAAGTATTTCATCTCCTGATGCGATTGTACCTGATGTTGCCGAGTTTGGAGAAACACTTAGACTTGGTGTTCCGGTAGTAGCACCACCTGATAAACCTGATGTAGCACTTGTTGTGATCCCCTCAATATCCCCTGCCTCTGCTGCAATCCAACTTGAGCCATTCCATGCCTTAATTTTATCAGCACCTGTATCATAAAAAATTGTTCCCTCAACTTTATTTGTTAAGGCACTATTTGCTGCACTTTCTGATGCAAATATAAAAACAAGAGAGTCTTGTATGTCTTGAAACCTAGACTCGGTTACTAGATCTCCTGTTGTCCAATCAAACCATCCACCGGCTGCCATAATTCTCCTTTATTTTTTTAAGTATAACTTATGTTTGTATCAATTCCTAACTTTGAAACTCCCAAAATCCATGCTCCGGTTTCTGCTGGAGATAAACCTATTTTCCATGTCCAAGTTTTACTCCGGGCATCTACTGAATGTTGTATGTTTTCTATAAATAAATCATAAGATTCTGTTGTACCTGATGGAGTCAAAACATTTGTTTTTACAAAAGCACCAATATCTAAGCCAAGAGCTTTTGCCCAAATGCTCGTATCAGATTGTGGTCTAAATATCAAAGTTCTTACAGATGTTTGAGGTATGTCATTTTCAACAACTTTTTGTTTTGCAATACTTAATACATCTGAATCCTGAATATTTAATCTTCCTGATTGAGTGAGAGAGTGAGTGCCAAATCTTTGAACAGAATCATCTGAAACTGCTGATTGTTGAGATCCACCTGTCCTTGTAAATAAAACTGTGTTTATTATCTTTGTATCATCATAAGAAGAAACAATATCAGTATAAGGCAAATCTGATCCACCCTGCCCAAATGTAGCATCTGGTGTTGTTGTGTTTGTTAGCCTAAAGTTACGATCTCTGAATGTAGCATTTCCATTTGCAGCTATGAAGAATGTACCATTTTCTGCTCTTTCAACAGCTTGTAGAGCTGCAAGTAATGTATCTGTTGTTGATTGTGTTTGTACTTGTAACTGACCTGTTGATATTGCTTGATTTGTGTAACCAAATGAATTTAAAATATTTGCTGCTCTAATAGAAGATAACTCTTGTGCTTGTCCGAATGCAAGTCTTGTAGTTTGTCCAAGTAGAGATGTTCCAAGTTTCCACCCAACAGAATCTAATGTAGCATTATTTAGAAGTTTAAATACATCTACTGCTTTTATATTAGTTGTAGAATCTTGCCCCTGTAACCCATAATTTACAGGAAAAGACTCTACAAAACCATGAAATAAAGTATAAGTTGTGCCACCCTGTGCTGCTTTGATCCTAATTCTTTTAAGTGGCTGTACTTTTGTTCTATTGTTTGATGAATCAAAAAAATGTGTAGTTTGATTTGGAGAGAATCTGTTATCGCTGTTATCAAGTTGAATTAGTGCAGTACCCGGCTGAAACTGTGATAAGTTTGATGCTCTTCCTCTTGATATTTTGAAACCTCTTAAAAAACTTGAAACATCTGTGAAAGTTTGTGAACTATCTAATGGATCTGAATCAAAAGCTATTTCGCATGTAAGAGTTACATTTGAATCAAATGCAACAGACATTATTCAGCTCCGGCTGCTACAAGTCTTGAAAAGAATGCTGATCTATCTTGTGATCTTTGTGAAGAAGTTTCTACTGCTGCATCAAATTCTTCTTCTCCTATTTGTACTTTTACATCAATATTGTTTGCAATATTAGACAATCTTGCATCTGATAATTGTGTTGCAGTATTAGGTATAAAAGCTCTTGATGGGGATGGAGAACTTACAGAAACTCTAGGAATATTTGATGTTGCACCACTTTGTGCTGCTGCTAATCTCTCTGCTGCTCTTGCAAAATTATTAAGTTCTTGAGCTCTATTGTCCAATCCCTGTAAAGATGCTAAATCACTCAAAATATCAAGACTATCTGCTATCAATGGATTTAGTTCTCCACTTGCACTTGCTATACGCCTAAATTCTTCGTTAAGTAATAATTGTTTAAAAGCCTCTGATTTTTCATTTAATTCTATAAATGTTTCTACTTGATCTTCAAAAGATTCTGTTGTGTTATCAACTAATGATATTAATTGTTCTTCAATATCAGCTAAATCTTTTTTTGCATTTCTTAAATCTTCTGATTCTCTTGTAAGCTCAAATTCAACAAGTTTTAGTTTTTCTTGTGCTACTGCTAGTTCCTCACTAACATCAATACCCTTTTCTTGAAAAAATAAAAGTTCTTGAATCTGTGCTTGTAGTTCTTTCTTTTGTAATCTCTCCTCTGCTGTTGCTAAAGCCTCTCTCCTTTGTGCCTCTGAAACTCTATCCTTTGCCTCTGTAAGTTCATCTTCTGCATCTGTCAAAACTTCATCTTCTCCTGCTAATCCTTTTATTAATTCAAGATAAATTTTGAGTTGTGGAATAGATGATTTTTTTAGAACAGTATCAAATTTTTCAAATGCTACTCTTTGATTTTGTTGTTGTTGTCTTTGTTTCTGTTGTTCTTTGGCTAAGAAAGCTGTTTGAATACCAAGAAGATTTGTTTTATCAGCAGTTCTATCAGTTATACTATTAATAAATCTTTGTTCATCAGCCAACTCTCTAAAGTTGTTAATTAAATCAAAGATATTACCATCAATATCCCCTAATCTATCTAATGCTAAAACAAGATCTATAACAGCTCCTGCTGCATCTCCAAAACCAGCAATCAAACTTGGAGCAACATTATCAATTAAATCTCTAAATTTTGGTAATAACACTTCTAAAGCTGGTATAAGTTCTTTACCAATTTCCTCTCTTATTGCTCTTAATTCTGCACCTACTGCTCTTGATTGGTTAGCAAAAGAATCTAAAGTCCTGTCAAGATCTCCTATTTGTACTCCTGCTTTTTCTTGAATTAAAGCTAATGTAGCAAATGCTTTTTCTTGCCTAGTAAGTGAATCTGCCGAAGTTTTGGTAGTAAGTTCAAATGCTTTCGTTTGTACTTCTGCCTCTGTGATAGCAATACCATAAGTTTTCAAAGCCTCTCTTTCTCCAACTAAAGCAGATCTAAAAGCATTCAAAACAGGCTCTGCACCAGCAGAGATGTTTGAAAAAGATGCCACATCTGCTGCAATCTTTGTAAGTTCAATGGCTAAATCTGCTGATTCTTCTTGTGTAAATCCTATACCCTGTGCAACAGCTCCGAGAGTAGCTTGTAATTGTTGTGCCTCTCCAACAGTAAGACCAGCTTTATTTGCAAACTCTTCAAGAAACCTAGTAGCTCTTTCTGCTGCTGTGCCAAATGTTGTTCCAAAAGCTGCTGCTGCCTCATCTGCACTTACTGCTGCATCAACAGCACCTTTTGAGAAATCAAATAATGCTTTTGTAGCAAAGATCGCACCACCAGCTACTGCTGTTTTTTGTAACCCGGAAAGACTACTACCAAACTTTTTAGCTTTCTTTGATCCCTCTTCTGCCTCATCATTAAATAACTTAAGACCACTAGATATTTTTTTGAATCCTCTTGCAGCTTTATTGACTCCAACTAAGTCAATAATCATCTCTAGTGTTGCACTAGCCATTATCTATTCCTTAACTTTCGTGTTGCGTTTGCCTCTGTCATTGCTTTAGTTTCTTTTTTATTCCTATCAATGTAGTATAACTTCCAAGACTCAAACTCCTGAATTGACATCTTCTTCCTAAGTTCATCAACTGTCATTCCTAGATCAAGAGCTAAACGAAACTCAAAAGCTAACTCATCATTGTTCTGGAAACTTATCGGCTATATTAGCCTGATCCTCCTTAGTCCATGCCATACACTTATAAATACCAAGTAATATTTGATCTATAACTTGTGATGTAGCATTGCTGTAAAAGTTATCTACATCATCAATAGAATCAAGTTCTGGATCTTTCAATCCTTTTAACAAAAGATACTTTTCAAACATGACATCATTTCTGATACCATTCTCATCTTCTGATAATTCATTGATTTCAACAGTATCTGCTTTTGTTAAACCCTGAACAATAACTGTTTTGTTCCATTGTTCAAGCTCTACTTCTTGTTCTTTTAGTGCTGGAGGATTAGATATATCCTCAAGTTTTAATCTTTTCATATAGATCTCCTTTTTTTAATTCAATCTATATTCTAAGCACTACCCTCTGTTATTGTGCCTGTAAGTTGGAAAGTCGCTGAAAAACCGACTGCACCTGCGATATCTGGTGTTCTATCATAAGCTGTCAAAATTGCTTTTCCACTAGCCTTTGGATTTCCTCCGGTAGTTCCTATTGGATAGAACTCAAAATCAACTTCTGATCCTAGAATACCTGTTAAATAACCATTGACTGTTGCATCAAAGCTACCAGATAAGGTTATCGTACCATCAGTCAAACCAGATACGAAAGCCTTACTAGAATTTGAAAAAGCCGATACCTCTGCAACATCTGCTGTTCTTGATACTGCAACATCAGTTAAGACATTAGATATATCTCTTAATGTTCCTCCAGAATCATCAAACTTAAATGCTGCATTCTTTCCATGTGTAAATGTTGGCATTATTCTCCTTTATTATCCCTGTCCAAAACTAATAGCAACTGTAAAACTAGGAGTAGATCCTCCTATTGTTAAAACAGCTCTTGCATATCGTGCTGGATTGCTTGTACTTGTTTTATATTCAGATCCCACAGCAGTTTTCTGACTAAATGTTATGTAATCAGAAAATGATGCGTTATCTGCACTTGTTTGTATTTTGGCATCTAATGTCGGAGAAGTACCACTTGCTGCTGTTACATGCAAAACTGCTCCACCTCCATTAGTACCTGCTGCTCCAAAATCAACTGATGTTTCAGTTGATGTAGTAGTAAAAGCTGCTGGAGCAACCAGACTTTTACCATCAAAATTATCATCACTAAACTGAAAAGCTACTGCTACTGCAACAACTCCTGCAACATCTGCTGATCTGTCATAAGATGTTTCTATAACTTTACCTAGAGTTGCTGGATTGCCTCTTGTATATCCTATCGGAGCTATGGAGAAAGCTGATCCTGAACTGCCTAACTGTGCTAAGTATTCTGCATCAGAATCGGGGCTAGAAGTTTCAAAATAACCAGATGCAGTTGCAGTACCATCAGTTAATCCTGATATAAAGGATTTTGCAGAACTTGAAAAAGTGCTTGTTTCACTTACATCTGCTGTTAGTGATACTGCTACATCAGTAAGTGTTGTACTTAAATTTGTATTATCAAGTAATACAACTGCATCTTTACCATGACTGAAAGTAGGCATTATTCAGTTACCTCCCACGCCTCATTTTCAGGAGTTTCTGGATTATCTGCCTTAAAACTACCATCCTCATTTCTAGCTCTTTTTTTAGTTGTTTTAGTTTTCTTTGCACTATCAAATTTTACTGCTGCATTATTCTTTATCAAACTTTTGGCTATTTTATCTGGAACATCTACAACATCTCCCGGCTCAACTCTTTTTTCTTCTTTGCCATCTGGATAATTACTTCCAACTAATATTTCTATTTTCATCCTATTACCTCAATATTAAATGTTACTCCGAGATAAGAAGTTCCCTGTGAAACTTCATATTCTCCATAATCTGTTGCTGATACCACTCTAGCAGACATTGCTGCACCTCCCAATGTTGAATCTCCCTCTATTGCAGCCTTTACACTTGATCCACCACTACTTGCCAAAAAGGCATCTAGCGAATCTTGAGCACTTGCTGCATCAACTCTTTGTATATAAAGAATTACAGGTATCTCGTATGTATCTGCACCTCTTGCCATTGTTGTATCAAAATTTAAAGTGTTGAATGGAGCTATGATTATTGCTGGTGGATCTAAAAAATCTGGCACAGTATCATAAACTGTTACACCTGATATTGTTGCAAGTCTTGTTTTGAGTCCATCACGAATGCTTGAAAAAGTAGCCATTATTTGATTGACCTAGCTATGTCTTGTGCTATTTTTTCAAACATTTTATTTAAATCATCTTTGATTTCATCTTTCATTTCAAATACTGTACCACCGATAAAAGGTTTCATTTTCAATCCTCTTTTAGATATTGCTCTTGCTACTAGGAATGAGTTTAGTTTTGGAGATCCTCTTCTTGCCCATTTGAATAACTCTGATCCCTCTTTGTAAGGTGGGAAAAAAGGTTTTGTTTTCTTAATAGGTGTAAAACTTCTATATATTGGTTTACCATGTAGGAATATTGCTGTTTTAGATGTTGATGCTAATTTAACACCTCTAACCATTCTCAAAGCATTAGTATTACCAAGATTTGCTGTAAATATAGATTTTCTAGTCCTACCAGTTGATTTACTTGATTTTGATTGAGGAGATGGAGGTAATCTCAATCTATCTTGAGCATCTTGTTTTAGTTTTCTTTTTATTTCGTTAAATGTATCTACTGATCTTTTATTAAATATAGTTTGATTATTTATTGCTTTACTTAGATCTAAAGCCCCATTTAGTGTTAGTTTCATGCTCCATAAATCCTATTCCTATTTACTTGCGTAATACCTACGAATGGTCGCCCTGCTGATAATGTAACAGT